ATCGCCTTCTGGTGCAAGCCGACGTAGTCCCGAAGGATCGCCTTCGCGATCTTCGGGGCGCCCTTGCCCATCTTCTGGAGGCGGCGCTCGACGGCGCGCGTGGTGATCGAGGCGCTGATCACCCGAGCGTTCTCCGCTTGTACGGCGCCAGCTTCTCGCGGACAGACGGCAGGAGCTTCAGCGCCTGCTGCTGACCGGCCCCGCCGCCTTCGCTCAGGGTGTACGTCACGGCGCCCTGGGAATCGCGGCGCTGGAACTCCTCGACGACCTGCATCTCGGCAGCCGCCGCCAGGTCGGGGTAGGTCGAGGCGACGTCGGCGGCGTTCGTCGCGAGCCCGCCCGTGTAGACCACCTGGAGCGAGAGCGGCCCTCGAGCGATGGCGCCCTTGAAGTAGAGCACGCCCGAGTCGCTTGAAGCGCGGTAGGCGTCCGACTCGAGCGCGGTCGCGTTCGCCCAGTCCCAGCTCGTCGTGTTCTTCACGCTCGAGATCGACGCGACCGGGTAGGCCCGGAGCGTGATCGGACCGGTCGAGCTCGCCGTCGAATACTCCTGCGTCCGCTCCTCGAGGTAGAAGTCCCGGTTGCACCACTGCTCGATCGAGCGCGAGACGGAGACGATCAGCTCGCCCAGGATCGTGTCCCGCGAGGTGTCGTCGATGTTCAGGCGCTGCTTGACGGAGGCAAGCTCGCAGAGGCTAAGGAGGGTCATCGGTTAGATCGGCGTCGAGGTTCGCGCATCGAGCGGTTCAGGTACTCGCCCGGCATCGTGACGGGGTCGAGCTCGGATCGGTGCTGGTCGAGCCAGCTCGAGTCCTCGGGCATCTCGGGATCGACGTGGACCACGTCGCCCGCCCGATAGGACTCGCCCGCCTTCGTGACGACGGACCCGATCCGAACCCGGTAGGACTCCATCAGAGGCTGTACGCCTTCGTCAGAGAGCTCGCGTCGTCCTCGCGCTGCTTCGCGCCGAGTGCGATGAAGAACGCACCGAAGGCCGCGTCCTGGCCGGTGACGGCAGAGCGCAGACGGATGTAGCGGCGGACGCCTTCAGGACGGAGCCAGCCGAGATCCTGGATGTCCTTCGTTCCGTCGATCGTCATAGACGATCCGGCAACGTCAGCCCAGCCGGTCGAGCCGTCCTCGGAGTCCTGGACGATCACGGTCGTCGTGGTCGCGTCGTTCGTGAGCGCGGCAGAGCAGACGACCTGAACGGCGATCTGCTCGAACTTCCCGGCGTCGAGGCTGGTGCCCGAGACGGGCGTCTGGCCGACGGTGCGGTTGAGGAATGCAAGCGCGCCCTCGGAGGTGGGCTTCAGCGCGAGGTCGTAGCTTCGAGTCATAGCGAGGGCGGTGTTCGGAGGTGGGGGCCAGCCGAAGCCAGCCCCCAGAGGAGAGATCAGACAGAGAAGGCCGGGGCGTCGGCGGTGGCAACCTCGCCACTGCTCGCGCCACGGATCAGGAGAGCGACGACGCCGTAATCGGCGGCGTTACTCGCGGAGTGGTCGGCGGTGACGCGGATGTACCGCTTCACGCCGTCAGCGCGGACGGTGGCGTGATGAGCCGAGTCGTCGTCGGAGTCGCCGTCGAGAATGACGGAAGCCCCGGTGACGTCGGTCCAGCCGGTCAAGCCGTCGTCCGACTCCTCGACGCCGAACGTGACCGTCCCGGTCGCGGCGGTGCCGAAGGAAATCGCCAGGACTGCGGACTCGAAGCCCTGCATGTCGATGGCGGCGCCGTTGTTGTCGGCAGCGTAGGCGTCCGCGTCGATGCCGACGACGGCCTTCGCGGCCAGGGTGAGATCGTTCTTCATGTGAGGAAGCTCCTGGGATCAGGCGTTGAAGTCGGCGTCCACGCTGTCGCTGTAGACGAACGCCTCGGGGTGGACGGCCACGACGTCGTGGTCCTGGTATCCGATAAGGCTCATGCGGAGCTTCTTCGCATCGTCGCCCTCTTCCGTCGCGCGGATGGTGAGCGAGTTCCAGTTGCAAAGCAGGAGCTTCGAGAAGTCGCCGAACATGGCGAAGGTCGAGCCGCTGTTGAACTGGTCCGAGACGTAGACCGGGTAGCCGAAGATCGAGTTCAGGATCCCCTGGGGAGCGGCGAGAGCCGACCCGAAGAGCGGGCGGCCGTCGGCGTCCACCGCGCCCTGGATCTCCTTCGCCACGTCCGAGGTCACGATGAAGGCGTAGCGACCGGCGGGGTCGAATGCCTTCTGCGTGATGATCGTGTACATGAAGTCGGAGAACGCGGAAACCGCGGTCTGGGCACCGATGGTGTCCAGGAGGGTCGAGTTCGTGACGCCGGTGACGTTGGTCAAGCCGAGCGGCTGACCGGCGGCACCCAGACCCTCAATCGCGGAGAGGTCTTCGCGGAGAGCCATCTTCCGGACGAACGTCGAGCGGACGAACGGCTCGAGGTTGGTCTGGAGCATCTGCTTGTGGCTCAGCTTCTGCATCGCCGCCATCGTGTGCGGGCGGGCGGTGCGGCTGCCGAACGTGTTGACGCTCTCGGTGATGTCCTCTTCGCCCTCGGTGTCGGGGTAGTAGGCCGTGAATCCGCCTTCGTCGGCGGGCCAGGTGACGTCACCGACCAGGCCGGTGATCGAGGTCGCGCCGGCGCGGCGCACGACGGAGACGTCGTCGAGCTCGGGGATGATCGAATCGCTCATGACCTCCTGCGGAACGAACACGCCACCGGCTGCGTCGGTGCCGACGTTGTAGGTGCGCTGCTCGTAGCCCTCGGGCTTGTTCGCGGCGACCTCGCGCTCGTAGCCGAAACGCTTGTCCGTCAGGGTGTAGCCGCACGGGCCGTGAGGCTTCGCCTGGCCGTGAGCGAGCTGCATCGCGCGCCAGAGCGAGAACGCCTGGCCGGGCTTGTCACCCTTTGCGTCGTACTCGACGCCGGGGAGGCTGTTACGGCGAAGGCTCTCGCGCTCGAGGTCCTGAAGTTGCTTCACGCGGGCGTCGATGTCCTCGAGCTTCGCGTCGAGCGCGGCGCGCTCTTCCTGGGCGGCGACTTCGCGCTTCGCCTGAACGGCGGCGAACTCGCCCACGATCTGATCGACGGCCTCGTCGATCGGGTTCTTCTGGTCGGTCATGTCTCGGAAGGTGTCGGAGAAAGGTCGGTCAGGAGAGGCGCGCGCTGACCTGCTCGGCCATCCGTCGCAACGCCTCGAGGTTGTCCAGTTCGCGGCCAGAGCCCGGCCCATCCTGATCGGATGCCGTCAGCGTCCCCGCACCCCTGGTGCTCTGAATGAGGGCGCGAAGCTCTGCGAGCTCGGCACCCATACGGCCCTCGAGCGCGTCGAGCGCGCCGAAGATGTTGTTCGCGTCGATCAGCGCGACCTCGCGCTTCTCGGCGGGAGCGGTCCCGCGAAGCTCGCTCAGGCGGCGGCGGAGCTGGACCTCAGTCGGCGGCGTATCGCGCGCGACCATCTCGGCCTCGCTGGCGCGGAGGATCCCGCGCTCGACGGCCTCGCGGAGCCCGTTCGTCACCGCCTCGGGGTTCGCCGGGACGCTCACGACCGAGATCTCCATGAGCTCGTTATGCTCGAAGACCACGCCGTAGTCGCCCAGCCCCAGCTCGGCCCGGCGCTCGGGCTCGGTCACGCGGTCCACGGACTTAGGCTGGAAGCCGACCGACGTCGCGGGAAGGAATCCAGCCTCGGCCAGCTTGAACCGCGAGTCGATCAGCGGGTCGATGCCCTCCGGCGCGAACTCGATCGTGCCCTCGAGCTGGCGGCGCTGGCCGGCCAGGCCGACGCCGAAGTCCAGCGCGCGCCCGAGCACGAGGTCGTGGTCGTGGTTGTAGAGCGCGACCGGGTTCCTCGAGAACGCCCCGAGGTCCCAGTTCTGTCGCACGATATCGCCCATGCGGTCTACGGTCTCGGTGCTCCAGACGTAGCGGATCTTCCGATCGCCCAGCGGGATCGCCTCGGGGTCGGCGGCGTTCCGGATCTGGGGGCTCGAGCTCTTCGCCTCGACGACCTCGTCCACGGGGAGGTCTACAAGTCGGGCGAGCCCGGTCGCGATCAGGTCGGCGGTGCGGTCGTTCATTCGAGGTCCCCTGCGAGGATGGAGTTCACCAGTTCGGAGTGCGGCGCGACGGTACACCGGCAGTTGATCGTCTCGGTCCCGCTGAATCCCTCGTCGTGGGGCCAGCGCATCCCGTTCGAGAAGCGGTCCCCGATCTCGCGGATCTCGCCGTCGTTCGCGGCGTGCGAATCGCGGACCTCGGCGTCGCGTGCGGAGATCCACTCGACCTGCGTGATCCCGTTCCGAAGCATCTCGGCCACGCGGGCGTTGTTCACCGCGAACGCGGACTCGGTCCGGGCGATCCGCTGGGCGCGGACGGCGAGCTGGCCGACCTCCTCGTCGAGTTGGTCCTCGAGCGCCTCGAGTGTGTCCTGGACGCGGTCCTGCATCTCCCCGATCGTGAAGTCACCGCCCTGGGCGAACATCTCCCGCGCGATCGAGTCGCGGACCTTGTCGTTCAGCGAGCCCATCGCCTGCTCGGCCAGAATCGTCGTGTGGCCCTCGAGGAACGCGAGCGCGGTCGAGTCCAGCTCGGTCGGGAGCTCGTCGAGCCCGATCTCGTTCGCCAGGTCCACGATGCCGCCGAGGTACGCCTGGATCAGCGTCGGGCTCACCTCGTCCGCGAACCGGGCGACCCAGGCCTCCAGGTTCGGCAGGGCGACGCGGTTGATCTCCTCGAGCACGGCCTCGGGAACGTCGTCCTCGAGTGCGCGAATCTCGGGGCGCTTCGGACGGAACGCCCGCTCGCCGGATGCGAGCCGCCGGAGCTTCGTCCGGGACGCCTCGACGAACGCCCGCTGGATCGGCTCGACG